GAAGGTGGTGAGACGAAACTGGACATGCTTTCCTTTCGTTGGGGTCACCAGCACAGCGTCCCCCGAAGGGGACGCTGAACAAGAGATCCCATGCAGGTGTTCAGGGTCGCTCGTACGCTCACAGTCAGCGAAGCTGACCGGCGTCTTCGAGGCTCAATGTGGTGGCTCCCACCGAAGGTGCTGATTCGACTGCTCAGCACCCAGGTGGCTACACAAGGCTTTCAGCCTCACGACGGGGATTACAAGGGGATCGACCGCATCCTTCGTGGCGAAGCCACTCACTCGGACGGCGGAACCCTCGACATGCTTTCGCATCCTCCTCGCTGGGAGGCAGCCTCGGCTAGACCGCTGTCTGTCGGCCATCACCGGCTGGGCCATTTCAAGCTAGCAGCCCTGCCGACCAGCCGCCGAGCTATCGGAATCTACCCTGTAAGGGTATGGATTTCGTTAAATCGCATTTTTGGCTCAACCATGCCGTCCGCCTTCGGCGGTACCATGTACGTGTGATCGAACGTATGCCTGCACATGCGCCGTCAGCGAAGCTGACTACGGCGAGCCGGGAAGGCCTCGAAGCCCTCAGCGCCGAGTCACTCGCACCGTCGCAGGAGGAGCTAAAGCTCCCGCACTACGGCGTGCGCAACTCCGCACCAGGGCCAAGGGGCTGCTGGTCACTCAACAAGCGTGGCGACCCTTGTGGCTCAGCCCGAAGGGCTGACGGGGACTACTGCAACGCTCACTCGGGCATCGGGGTCACAAGTGACCCACTGGCCGCCTCACTCAAAGGCCGAGTCGCGTCTGCTGAAAGCAGACGAAGGCGGGCCGCTCTCCGACTCGTCATCGGCAGCACCAGACTTGATACCCCAAGGTCAGCTCTAAGAGCTGTGGCGGTTGCCAACGCGGAGCGGTTGGCGGGTCGCGCAGTCGGCGCGGCGATCAGCGCGCAGACCCCGGATGTGCAGGCTGCCAAGCTCTGCTTGGAGATCATCGACGCTGTCGATCCGAAGCTATCCACAGTCACTGAGGTGACTGGGGAGATCGACCCCTCACAGCTTGAATCCCTGTCTCTAAGCCAGTTGATGAGCTTTGCTCATCAGCATGGGGTAGAGGCCAAACAGCCCTAGGGGGCTGTTTTCCACATGCGCTCGTAGCCACTTGCTCAGCCTTGCTGAGCGAGTGGTGGGGGGCATCCCCCGCGCGTGTGCGCGTGGTGTGTGAGCCTCTGGACGGGACTCCCGCTCCTCGGCCAGCTACGCAGAACAGTCGTCGCGCCACGCAAATAGTGGGTTCCTCTCTATTTCGGGGCTGTTGTCGTCCGATCGGGCTTGTATACTCAGCTCGCTGAGCGCTACGAGCCGCTCCGCCGCTCCGCACTACGCCGCTCTCCGCGCTCTCGCTGCACGCGACCGCGAGCTGAATGATCTCGTGAGCCTCTCCCCAGCTCGCTTGTGGGGCGAAAGTGCGCTAGAGTCTGTGCATGGTTGTAGGCAAGAGCGTGCCGGTGCAGATTCGGGTGCCTGTTGAGTTGCGCCAGCGCTTCAAGGTGGTATGTGCGTCTCAGGGACGCTCGATGCAGGATGTGTTGAGCGAGTTCGTGGCCTGGTATACGAAGCGCAAGGAGGGGGAGTGAGATGGGTGACCCTGCGGAGATCGTGCTCGCGCCCGGTGCTCTCGTCCCGGCCAGCGAGCTACTTGACGAAGAAGAGGATCCCGGCGACTTCGAGCCGGGGCGCTACAAAGGCTTCGAGATCCTCCCCCCTGCCGAGTGGCCGACCGTGAAGGAGCACTCGCACATCGACCGCCGCTTCTACGTGCGCCACAACGACACGATCGGCCTCGTGCCCTGGCCCGGCTCGAAGATTTGCTGGCCCTGGGAGGCGGGTTGGGAGCAGGATCTTCACCGCTCCCAGGTGCAGAGCCTCATCCGCCCGGAGCGCAAGGCGAAGAAGCGGTGAGCCTCGCTGGCTGGATCACTGTTGCGCTCGCTGCCGTCGCGGTCGGATTTGCGATCAGCACCCTCTGGATGATGCGGTGATCCCCGGCGGGGATCCACGCGCCTACGAGGAGGCGCTGATGGCCTGCGCGACCGTGCAGCCGCAGGCGAAATCGCTGATCGACCACAACACCTTCGCGGACATGCTCGACCCCGATCTGGTCTACGGCCTGTACGGGCTGATCCTGTCGATGGACGCGGTCGCCCGGATCGCGCTCGGGGTCGCTCTCGAAGAAGACCGTGAGCTTGCCCGTGAGTGAGATCCCGATCGACCCGCACTCGGCGATTGCGACCCTGCGCGAGATGCGCGACGAGCACACGATCGGCTTCGCCTGCGCGTTCTTCCACCAGGATTTCGGCTTCGACATCATCGAGGCCTACGCGGCCCTGGTCGAGCGAAACGACGAGCTGACCACGATCATGGAGGCGGCCCAGCGCGCCGCCTTCGAGCTGGTCGAGGCGCTGAAGCCGAAGTGACCAAGCCGCTTGACCCCGACATGAAGGCGATACGAGCGATCCACCGCGCACTTCTAGAACTCCCCGACGACGCTAGTCGGCAGCGCGTAATGGAATGGGTTGTCGCTCGCGGCCTGAACCTCCCCCGCTACATGCTGGACAAGTTCCGATGGACGGCGAGCACCTGATGGCCCGCCACCAGGGAGAGAAGGATGGCTAAGCCCTACGAGAGCTACTTCCGTATGAATACCCTGCGCGACCTGCTCGTTCCCTGCCCGATCTGTCTAAAGAACGCGCCTGCCGAGAACGGCCACCGGATCTGCGTCTACTGCGAAGGCGTGGAGGAGAAGCCGTCCAGCATCCGCACCCTCGTAGAAGGACGCGAGGAGTGAACACGGTTGGGCATCTGTTCAATCGTGAGCACCAGCGGCGGAAGGCTGCCGAGACCCAGATGGCCCGCCTCCGAGAAGAGCGCGACGTGTGGAAGACACGGGCTGACGCCCTGGCCGAGTTCATCAGGCGGTACAACCTCGTGACCCCCCTCGAACCCAGGGGGCGGCGCTTACCGCGTCAGGTAGAGGATGAACCCAACCCAGGCAACGACGAGCGCCAGCACGATCAGCAGGCCGGGCATTGATCGAGTTCTTCGTCCACGGGCTTCCTGTCCCTCAAGGCTCCAAGCGGGTCTTCCACGGCAACGTCGTTGAGACGGGCGGCGCTCGTCTGCGCGAGTGGCGGAACCTGTGTGCGGATGCCTGCCAGGCGAGGATGAACGGCGAGGCTCGGATCGCCGGGCCGGTCTCGGTGCGCGCATTTTTCTACCTCCCTCGCCCGAGGTCACACTACGGCACCGGCAAGAACAAGGAGCGGCTCAGGGGTGGCGCTCCGCTCGTCCCCGCCACCCGCCCGGACGCGGACAAGCTCGCCCGCTCCGTGCTCGATGCGGTCACCGGGGTCGCCTTCGGCGACGACTGCCAGGTCGCCCGGCTCTGGGTCGAGAAGCGCTGGGCCGACCCGAACCCCGGCGTCGAGGTGACGATCTGGGAGATCGACTAGACCCGGAAGCGGGCGACGACCAGAGCGACGAGCAGGAGGCCGACGATCGAGAGGGCGGCGATCTGCTGGCCGCTCAGGCCAGGATCCCCCACTCGGCGGGGTTGACGCCCGCTGCGTGGTAGACCCCGATGTCGGCCCACATGCCGGGCGGGCAGTTGTCGTGGTACCAGGCGACCGAGGGATTCCAGCCCGAGCCGGGCTGCTCGTGGGATCCGTCGTAGACCCCGATGCAGACCGAGCTGATGTTCACGCCCCCGGCGCTGTACTCGTTCGGCGGCGGGCCGCCCAGGTTCGCGTAGTCCTCACCGATCACCGCCAGCGTCCCCTCGGAGATCCTGCGGTTCGCGTCGTCGCGTGAGGCCTGGTTCCAGGCGTTCGGGTTCCCCACGCTGATCCCGAACCCGGCGGCCACGCAGGTCTCGTACTCCTCCTGGGTCTCCGACTGCCCGATCGCCCCGTCCAGGCCGTAGCGGTCACGCATGGCGATGATCTCGCCCGCCGGGATCTGGGTCTGCACGCCCCAGGAGAAGACGAGTCTCCCCTGGGCGTGGAACTGGTTGACGAGATCCTGGGTCACCCAGCCCGCGTAGGCAGGATCGGCGGTCAGCGCCACCCTGTACTTGGTCGGAGAGGAGAGCGCGCTCGCGGGATTCTGCGCGCAGAAGATCACATTCTTCGCCATCGTTGCCAGGCTGGAATCAACCGGCGGCGGGGTCGGGCCTGGCGCAGGCCCCGCCGCAGTCTTCGATTTCTCCAGCTCGGCACCGGCCTTGAACCACTCCGTCGCCTTGTAGTTGTAGTTCGGGTTCTTGCGGATCTCCTGGAGGTATCGCTCCCACGGCCACGAGGTCGAGCGCGCGTGCTTCCCGGCTGAGGCTTCGAGTTCCTGTTGGGTTGCCATCCACAGAGCCTATTACGCTTGGTGGATGGCAACTCCGGTCAACCGCGACCCCGGCTTCTCGCCCCTCCCGATGCTCCCGTACCACTCGACCCCGGCACAGCTTCGGGCAATCGGCGCGCTCGGGAGCAACCTGCGGCTGCCCTGGGCGTCCATGTTCCAGCATCACCCGCTTGCCAGCGGCGGCGGTATGCGCTTCAACCCGTATGCGCGGCTCAACCCGAGTCAGATTCGGGACTTCAGCTACAACCAGAAGCTGCTCTACTGGCTGACGGCAGACCGGATGATCCCGCCGCTCTACGGCGCGCAGGGTCGCGCCCCTCAGCCTCCGTTCCAGCCCCCGCCATTTCGCCCGCCGTACAGGCCGGTCGGGCCGATGCCGCGATGAACGAGTGGTACGAGAGCGCGTATCCCGGTGGGCCGATGGTCTCGGTCACTGGCTTCCCGCGCCCGCTCTACCCGCCCGATTCGGTCGAGCACGGCAAGCGCCCCTCCGAGGACGGCCCCGACATCGAGGCGTACAAGCGCACGGTCTCGCGCGCGGGGCGCTGGAAGTGGGGCACGTTCGACCAGTCCTTCTCGAACGGCTTTTCACATGGAAAGAGCGGCAACGTCGGGGAGTCCGGGCTGGCCGGGATCCAGCGCCAGCAGCACCTGGACGCGACTGGCTGGGTTGGGGAAAAGACATTCAATACCCTGCGCTCGATTCGCATCCCGAAGGGGCTGCCCCACTCGGGGGAACCGGCGATGGACGCAACGGCGGTCAAGCTCGTCAACGAGGCCTGGTCGATCTACAAGGGGGCGGCGGCACCTCCGCCTTCACAGGGCACCGTCCGTCAGGCGGCGCTCGACCTGGCGATCGGGGAGTTGGGGACGACCGAGAACCCGCCCGAGTCGAACAACAACAAGTACGGCTCCTGGTACGGGGTCAACTACGAACCCTGGTGCGCGATCTTCTGCACCTGGGCCTTCGAGCACGCTGGGGACTCGCCCTCGTTCGTCAAAGGCTCGCGCTACGCCTACTGCCCCTACGTGGTCGCCGACGCGCGCGCGAACCGCTACGGCCTTTCGACTACGGACGATCCGATCCCCGGCGATCTGGTCGTCTATGACTGGGCGGGAGACACGATTTACGACCACATCGGGATCTTCGAGAAGGATCTCGGCGGCGGGAACTTCCAGGCGATCGAGGGGAACACCTCGACCAGCAACAACTCGAACGGCGGCCAGGTGATGCGCCGCCAGCGCTCCAGGGGCGGACAGGGCACCGTCTTCGTCCGCGTCTCAGAACCGTAGGAGGAGAGATGACCGACAAGGAACTCTGGGACGCAGCGTGGAAAGAGCTGACGCTGACGACCGACTCGTACCCGGCCTGGAAGAAGAAGGGCTTTCCGGTCACCTCACACTGGTCGAAGGCGAAGGTGCTGGGCGAGCAGATCGACAAGGCCCCCGATCCGATCCCCCCTGAGCCTGTCCCGACCTTCACCGTCAGCCAGTCGATCACGGCTGGGCAGGTGATCACCGCCCCGATCACCTGGAGCGCGAACCCCTCGACCGACGCGAAGGTCGAGTTCTACATCGACGGCGCTCTGCGCTGGACGGAGGGGATTCGCCCCTACGAGTTCAACGGGGACGGGAACAAGCTCGACCCCTCAACGCTCACGAACGGCCCCCATGAGTTCAAGGTCGTTGCGACCGCCTCGGACGGGGCGACCGCTTCGACGGCGACACAGGCGACCGCCCAGGCGGCGACCGCCCCGCCGGTGAGCGGCAAGGAGGGCCGGGTCGGGTTCATGGCGATCATGGCCGGGGGCTGGCTCGACGCTTCCGCCAAGGATCCCTCCCAGCACGACGAGTGGCTGGCGAACTACGACCGGGTGATCGCCTACGGCGGCTTCGGTGCCGCCTACGTCACCCCCTGGTATCCGAGGGCACTCGACTACATCGACTCCTACGCGATCTACCCCGGCGGCGACATGACCTACGCGCTGAAGGACGCCTCTGGCGCTGCCGTCTGGATGGGCGGCTATGTCGGCAAGGAGTACGCCGCCGATGTGGGCAGCTCTGGTTGGCGCTCGACGCTCGTCAATCGCTGCAAGGACGCGCTCACCCAGGGCTACAAGGGCGTGTTCCTCGATGATGTGAACCTCGCCCCGTCGTTTCAGAACACCGCAGGTGCAGCGACAACGCCGATCAACCCGCGCACCGGCAGCGCCTACTCCAACGCGACCTGGCGAGACGACTTTTGCGGGATGCTCGAACAGGTGCGGCAGGCGATCCCGAGCGCGGAGATTTGCCACAACTCCGTCTGGTTCCACTCCCCCAACCACGACGCGGCTGACGCCTCGACCCAACGGCAGGTGAAGGCGGCGAACCTGATCTGCTACGAGCGCGGCTTCTGTGACACCGGCATCTCGACCGGCACCGGCTCCTGGTCGCTCGACCGCTACATGCAGCACATGGACAACGTCCACAAGGCGGGGGCGAAGGTGCTTGCGCTCGCGGAGGGGGCGACCACGCTCCAGCAGGCGAAGTTCAACCTCGGCTGCACCCTGCTCGTCTCGACGGGCGGCGACTACGAGTTCGGCAAGTACCAGGCGCTCCCGACGGCGTTCTGGCCGGGGTACATGGTTGACCTCGGGGCGGCGAAGGGGCCGCGCTACTCGGGCGGGACGAACATCGTCAAGCGCGACTTCGACAAGGGGACGGTGAGCGCGGACTTCGGCACTCGCACCGCAACGATCCCAGGGGTCGCGTGAGTGCTGCTCGCACTCACCGCCGAGGAGGCGATCTGGTCGCTGCTGGGACTCGTGTTTCTCGGCGTGATCTACTTGGCGATTGCGGTCTCGAAGCTGCGTGAGAAGGTTGCCCGGATGGAGGGGCGACAGAACGGGAGGAGGTACTGATGCCGGGTAGGCAGGTCAAAAACTGGGCGATGTACGAGGAGCTGCGGCGCACGGGCCACTCGAAGCAGTCGGCTGCCCGGATCACGAACTCCTCCGTGAAGCGCTCAAAAGCGGCAAAAAAGGGCCACCAGACCCGGCGGGCGGGAAAGGGCTAACGTCCGACTGCTTACGCAGACTTGCTGGTATGGCACTTTGCGAATCTGAAAGCGCGCTCTTGCCTGGCTCCTGCCAGAGCGAAGGGCGCTGGGTCGGCCCGGACGGGAAGGTTCGTTGCTCGATGCACCAGATTCAGGAGTTCGGGCACGGCGAGCCGCTCGTTCGGGTTGAGGGCTTCTCACCACCGCGTGGGCCAAAGCGGGTCAAGCAAGAGACGAAGGGAGCTTAGAATGGCTGATCTGTTTCAGAGCCACTATGACCTCGGTTCACTCCGCAGGGGCGTCCAGGACGGAGAGACGCTGTGGGAGTTGCTGGCCGAGGACGGCTCGATCACGATCGTCCCCGACCCGACCGAGGCAGAGGTCGAGTCGGCGCAGAAGGAGCTGACCAAGCTGAACGAGCAGGGCGAGGCCGAGAACGACGAGAAGGAGGCCGACCGCCAGAAGAAGATCGCTGTCGCCTCGCGCACCGTCAACTTCCAGCCCCCGCCCTCGGCGGAGCCGATCGTGGTCGAGGAAGAGGACGCCGAGGATGCCCAGGCGCAGAAAGCGACCAAGGCTGAGGCGAAGTAGATGGATCACACGCAGGCAACCATCCTCCTGATCGAGGTCGGGATCATCGCGCTGCTGCTCGCCCTCGGCCACGTCTACCGGCGACCGTAGATGCCCTGCTCGGCGTTGGCAAGAGGAGGTCGGGTCGCCCCGCCTCAGTTCCCTGCCCCGCCGGGGTACTTCACTCCGTTCGCAAACCCAGGGCACATCCCGGCCTTCAATGACATCATCGACAACAACCCCTGCGGCAGGAAACTGGTCACCTCTGTCGCAGGGGTTGATGTTTCCGCTGCGGCGCTCTGCCAGTTCCACTGGCAGATGAGGAACGGGCAGACTGACTTCAAGGCCCCCACCGTGATTGAACCGTAGGAGGAGAAATGCCCGCTTCAGTTATCGACAGATTTGGAACCGCCTCAACGTTCGGTGGGCCGGTCGTGACCGCCACGCTGCCCGTCAAGCGCAACGAGCTGATGGAGCGGATCAGCCGCCAGGCTCGCCGCCTGCGCGGAGCGATGAACCCGACCCCGACTCTGGCCCATGTCGGGCGGAACGACTCCCTGGAGGCGCTCGTCACACGGCTCGGAATCGTTCCTGTTGTCGTGATCCCGAACTCAACCTCGCTGACCGGCACTCTTCAGGCCCCCTCTGGGCGTCGGCCTTCTCCGACCGAGATCACGACGGTTACCGGGCCGACAGCGGCGGCAACCTTCGCTGCCGGTGGGCCAGCGCAGTCGGTCGCTTTTGCTGCCGGGGGTACGGGGCAGGTGCTGGCCGCGACCGACTCGGTGGACGCAGCGGCGAAGGGCCGCGCGCTGATCGACGTCGCGCCGTAGCCTGTCGATGTGACCGTTGCCGCCGACGTCGGGGAGCAGATCCGCAACCGGATCTCTCAGCTCCTTGCCGAGGTCGAAGCGGCCAGGGCGCACCCGGCTGATCTGCTCGTCCATACGAAGGCGATCGACCCGAAGACGGGCGAGGAGTTCTACTTCCACTTCGATGAGGGCTGGGAGTGGCAGCGCGAAGAGCTGACCTCGTTCATGGACGACCAGATCCTGTTGCGCCTGAAGGCGCGCCAGCTCGGGGAGAGCTGGCTCGGGATCGGCTATTGCCTGTGGAAATGCTTGACCAAACCCGGCACCAGATCCCTGTGCGTCTCGATCAATGAGATCGAGGCCTCGAAGCTGATCAACCGCGCGTGGGATCTGTGGGAATCCCTGCCCGAACACCTGCGCTTCGACGGCAAAGTGATCAAGCCGATGAAGTACCGCCCCTCGACCCGGATCGAGTGGGAGTTCCCGAACGGCGAAGTGTCCGCGCTGATCGCCATGCCCTCGACCCCGAAGGCAGGTCACGGGGAGACGGCGGCGGTCGCGTTCCTGGACGAGTTCGCCCGTCACCAGTACGCGAGCGAGAGCTGGAAGGCCTTTATCCCGACGATCGCGGACGGCGGCCAGATCATCGTCGTCTCGACCGCGAACGGGTACGGCAACGAGTTCTACTCCCTGTGGACATCAGCCGAGGATCGGGGCTTGAACTCCAGCTTCCTCGGGGCCGACCTGCATCCGGGCCGGGACGAGGATTGGTTCAAGCGGATGCGCCTACGGCTTTCGACCGCCGACATGGCGGAGCAGTACCCGCTGAATGCCGCCGAGGCTTTCCTCGGCACCTCGGGATGCTGGTTCTCGACCGACGCGCTCGCCTGGTACGCCGAGCACCTGCGCGAGTGCGAGTTCCACTTCAACTTCCTCGCCGACGAGAAGACGGGGGCGAAGGCAGAGATGGTTCACCGCAAGGACGGGATGATCGGGGTCTACGACAAGCCCGACAAGGAGCACGAGTACGCGCTCTACGCTGATGTCGCCACCGGGCGGGGGATGGACTTCACCGCCGCCTACGTGATCGACCTCTCGAACATGAACATCGCTGCTGAGCTGCACGGGAAGATCGACCCCGACCTGGCCGCCGAGCAGCTCCATTTCCTCGGGCGCTGGTACAACACGGCGCGAATCGCAATCGAAATGGGCGGCGGCTTCGGGGAGCCGGTTGTGATCGCCCTCCGCGACGGCAAGCGCGGTCGCCGTCCCTACCCGAAGCTCTACCGTCACGTCCAGGACGACCGGCCCGACTACAAGCAGAACATCACCTACGGCTTCCCGGTCACCTCGAAGACCAGGCCGATGCTCGTCTCCGGGCTGGAGATGGCGATCCGGGAGCAGTCGCTCCCGCACATCCCGATGCAGGCGATCCTGGAGTGCAAGACCTTCGTGCGGATGGACGTTCTCCCTTCCCCGCGCGCCGCCGAGGGTTGCAACGACGACCGTGTAATGGCCCTCGCGGGCGCTCTGGAGATGTATCGCCGCTACGGTCACCATCCGAAAGACGTGCGACGATCCAGAAAGCGCGAACGCCGAGGGTACGTCCCCGAGTACGCCTGGACTTAGGAGGTTCTGATGTCGATGATGTTGCCCCCAGACGCCGGGGCACCCCCGCCGGGGGTCGCTCCCGCAGGGATGCCGCCGCCGGGTGGTCTCCCTCCAGGAGGGCCAGCTCCCGACATGGGGGGAGGCGGCGGGGATCCGATGGCGATTCTTCAGGCGCTGCTCCAGGGCGGCGGAGGCGGTGCGCCGCCTGGTGGCGACCCTGGCATGGGCGGCGCAGACCCGCTCGCGGGACTCGCTGGTGGCGGCGGCGGCCCTGGCGCTGGCAGCCCGGATTCGCCTGACTCGGAAGGCCCCCCGAACGTCGCTGACTGGTCGCCGGTCGATCACGTCCGAGCCGCGATCAAGCACCTGATGATGGCGATGGTGAACTCGGGCAGCGATGAGCAGTCGCACGGGATCACCAAGGGAATGGCTGCGCTTCAGGGGATTCTGGCCGGGGATCAGAAGAACCAGAAGGCAATCGCCAGCGCGAGTGGCTAGCGCTCGGGGATCGACCGACAAAGCCAGGACAACCGAGCCTCTCGGCAGTCCTGACTTCCCGGCTGCCGACGAGCTGACCAAGGTTCTGAAGGCGATCGAGTCCGCCGAGTCCTTTCACCGCACCTGGACGAACAAGGTCGAGAAGCGCTACCGCGCCTACCGGGGGGTCGCGGAGCAAAAGAACCCGGAGGAGAAGACCCAGGGCTGGCGCTCGAAGCTGACGACGCCGTACCTGCTCCAGATTTCGGAGGGGATGCTGGCGACGATGATGGATCCGAAGCCGACCTGGGACGTGATTCCGAAGCCCCTCCCCGGCGAGCCGCCCGAGATGGTCGAGGGGCGGATGAAGTCTTCGAAGATCGCCGGGAAGGCGCTCCAGTGGGCGATGGACGAGGATCACTTTGCGCTCAAGCAGCGTCCGTTCATGCAGCAGGATCTGATCGTCGGGGCGACGCTGGCGAAGGTCGTCTGGGCCTACGAGACCAAGGACGCGAATCGCCTGGTGCCGATGAACTTCGAGGTCACGGACGGCTGGGGTCAGATCATCGACAACTACGTCGGCACCGAGGAGATCAGCCGCACCGAGGTCGTCCGCGACGGCCCCTCGATGGTCGTCCGGGACATGCGCGACTTCTTCTGGCCCGAAGGGGCGAAGGACATTCAGAGCGCCGCCTGGGTGATCGACCGGAGCTGGGAGACCTGGGAGACGCTGAAGGCGAAGGAGCGGGCAGGCATCTACAAGAACGTCGATCTCTTGAAGGAGGCCCGCAACAACCAGGCCGAGGGCGACTACAACGAGCGCGAGCAGATGCTCTGGTCGCGGGAGCGGAACAAAGACCTGATCGAGGTGCTCGAATACTGGGAGAACGGCCACGTCGTCACGGTCGGAGGCAGGACGGCGGTGCTCTCTTCGAAGTTCGACCCGCTGCGGATCAAGTCCAAGCCGTTCGTCATGTCCTCCTCGATGCCCGACGCCTTCCAGTTCGTCGGGATGAGCGTGATCGAGTCGCTCGCCCAGATCCAGGAGTACCTGTGGACGCTCCAGAACCAGCGCATCGACGCGCTCCGTCTGCTGACGAACGTGATCACGACGATCCGCTCCGATGTCGATGACCCGGACGCCTTCGAGTGGTATCCGGGTGCCCAGTGGATCGTGGAAGATCCAGGCCAGGTCGGACAGCTTCAGATCGACGGGGCCGCCGCCCAGATCACCCTCGAAGCTGAGGCTCTACTGAAGGGCGACCTTCAGAACATGCTCGGCGGGCTGCCGATGGCAGGGGGCGTGAACTCAGGCTCGATCGACCAGCAGACCGCGACCGGCATGTCGATCATCACCTCGATCGCGCAGAAGCTGATCCAGTCCCGCAAGCAGCACTACATGTGGGCGTACTCGCAGGTGGGCGCACTCTTCCTGGGGATGATGGGCCAGATGATCCGCGAGGAGCGGGTGATCCCACAGATGGGCGCGGAGGGATCCCACGAGCTGCTGAAGGTTCACCCGCTCGACCTTCAGGGCGAGTTCAACGTCAATATCGACGTTTCCGACGAGTCGGTTGTCAAGCAGGAGAAGATCCAGGAGGCGATGGCCTTCGTGAACATGGTCGCTCCGATCGCTCCGATTGCGAACATCAACATGCAGAAGGTCGTGGAGCGCGTGCTCACCTCGCAGGGGGTCACCGATGTCGAGCAATACTTCAACAAGGGCGGCCCGCCCCAGCAGGGGATGATGGCCCCGCCCCAGGGCGGCACCCCCCAGGGCCAGCCGCTCCAGCTCCCGCCCGGCCAGAGCGGCAGCCCCCAGGGGCAGACCAACGCCGCGCTCGCCTCCCAGATGGGCGGCAACAACGGGATGACCCTGACCCCTGACCAGTTCGCGGAGTCCCAGGTTCAGGCAGCCCAGCAACTAGGCTGATCCGGTGGGCACCGAACAGGCTCAGGCGGAGCTGAATCGCCGCGCCGACCTGCTTTCTTCGCTCCTGAAGGCCCCCGGCTGGTTGCTGATGGAGGAGGAGATCGACCGCAAGATCGAGCGGCTGAAGCGCACCGCCACCAACGTTGCGCTCGACGCGACCGGGGCCGACCAGTCCAAGCTGGACATCATCCGTGGCACGATTGCCGCATTGAACTGGATGAAGGGCGTGCCCAAGCACGCCGAGAACACGCTCCAGAGGTTCTTGGCAGAACACGGATTCGAGGAGGAGGAGATCGCATGAGCGTTGAAGGCGAACGGGAGCTAGAGGAGTTCCTGGCCGGGGCGCTCTCCGGGCAGCCCGAGGAAGAGACGCCCGAACCCGAGCCAGAGCCAGAGCCGAAGCCCGAGGTCGTCGTAGACGAGCCGACCCAGCCCGCACCAACGACGGAGACCGAAGCTCCGCCCGCACCCCCGCCACCGAAGCCCGAAGAGGGGGAAGCCGAAACCGAAGCCGAAGCCGAAGCCGAAGCGGGGGACGAGCACGTCGTCTGGGCGACGAAGAAGTACGGCAAGGATTCCGCTGCCTGGGCGAAGGCTGCGTTCCACCAGGAGAACCACATCACCCGGCTGAACGAGGAGAAGAAGCAGGCCGAGGATGTCGCCCGCCAGGCGATCGAGTACGCCCAGCAGGCCGAGGCCCAGGCCGCCTCCCAGGTGCAGATGTCCATGCCCCTGTCCGCCGCCGAGGAACAGTGGGTGGAACAGTCGATGGGCAACCCTGCCGCTGCCGCCTACCAGGCTGCGCGCGCCGGGAACGTGCAGCTCTACAACGCCGTCCTGGAGCAGGTAGCGATGGACAACCCCGCGATGGCGGGGCAGATCGCCGCGCAGGTGCAGCACTCGCTCTCCCAGGAGATGCAGCAGCTTCAGGCCAGCTCGAACGGCCAGCCCGAGGCCCCCGACTTCAACGCCGAGCTGGGCCAGTCCTTCCAGCGGGTCGGGGTCGATGTGAAGAAGTACGGCCAGGCGATGTGGGAGAAGCTCGAAGAGCTGGGCGAGTACCACAAGTACACGCTGGCGATGCTCGGCGGCGACCAGCTCCAGCGCGACCTCGCCGTCCAGGCGGTCTACGACCTGATCCGCCAGGGGGAGACAACCACCCGCCGGGTCGTGGACACCGAGCGCGAGGAGCAGATCCGCCGGGAGGGGGAGCTGCGCCGGGAGGCAGCATCAGTCGTCACCGGCTCCCCTCATCACGAGCCGACGCAGGAGAGTCCGTTCCTGGAGGCGATGAAGCAGGAGTGGCAGCGGCGCGGCCAGTGGACTGAGGAGGAATAGCGCAGTAGACTGAAAACAGGCTTCCACTTCCTCTTCGGTACCAAGAGCCGAACGAAAGAGGCCATCGCGCGGAACCGCCACAAGCGGGACTCCCACCCAGACCCGGTAGGTCGTAGTCCCTCCCCTCGTAAAGGAGCTTGTGATGGCCGAAGTAGCTGTTGGTACAGCCGTCTCGACCGATGAAATCGTCGCAGACGAGAAGGTTGTGGACATGGATTCGCAGATGCGGAAACTGGATCCCGACCAGACCCAGTTCACAACGATGACCTCCAGGATGGGCGCTCGCACGGCCACGCGCGAGAAGGTCAACTGGCTGGAGGAGCAGTACGTCAACGACGTGATCACGACCACGGCGGGCTATACGTCGGGCGCGCTGACCGTCGTTGTCTCCGCAGCGGATGGACTGTCGGTGAAGCCGAACGACGTCTATCGCAACATGCGCTCGGGGCAGGCGATGATCGTGACCGCCAACGCCGCCGGGTCGCTCACTGTTGTCCCGCAGGGCACAAACGCGGCGGGCAACTCGGGCGACAAGCTGCTGTTCGTCGGCACCTCGTACCCGCAGGGGGCGAACATCGGCACCCCGAAGTACAGCCAGCGCGTGCTGGGGTTCAACTACACGCAGATTTTCCGTGAGCCGTGGAGCTTCACCGGCACGGCGAACGCCATCGAGCTGTACGGCGGCGGAGAGCCTGCGAAGGAAGCGGCGCGGAAGGGCGTCGAGTTCAAGAGGCAGATCGAGCACAACGGCTTCTTCGGCTCGCGCTTCTACATCGCCGGTTCGGCAGGCTCAGATCCGCAGGGTGGCGCGGGCGGCCTGATCGAGTTCATTGCCACGAACAAGCAGAACGTCGGCGGCGAGCTGACCTCGGACTTCCTCGACTTGTTCCTGGCAACGGTGCTGGCGAAGGGCAGCTCCGACAAGGTGATCTTCACTGGCACCGTCGGGGCGTACTACATCTCGCGCTTCCACCGCTCCGGTCAGGGCGCGTTCTGGAAGCCTTCCGACGAGAGCGTCCACGGCGTCAAGGTGGACGGCTTCATCTCGGGCGTCTACGGGTACCAGCTCCCCGTTGTGGTCAAGAAGGAGTGGGCGAACTACCCGTCCGGTGCGAACGGCTACAACGGCAACCTGTTCGTGCTCGACATGACG